GCTATTTTGATAGAGCTTCTTTGCTTCAATTTTGTGAACATGATAGACAGGATACTGAGAAGATTTGTTTTTGTTGTGATTGGCAGAGGGATAAGCGTTTTTTACTGAAAGCGCATTATTCGGAGCAAGGCTGGTTTCAAATTCTGTCGTGTTTGGCATCAGCTTTTGCACTTACTTATGGTGGTTACGTGCTGTATAAGGCAGGTAAAGCTCTAGTTGAAAGGTTTGCAACAACGACAGAAGTTGTATCCTTGATAGAGGAAGCCATAGGTGATGAGTCGCAATCTGCTGCATATGAAGGCAGTGTTAACCCCACAAAGGCTAGCGCTGTTCGAAAGGTGGCACTGGTGACTCGAGTTAAAGCAATAGATGTCCCGCAAGGGGAATCTGTTGAATTCCAGGGAGTTATAGATGTTTCAAAGTCTATAGCTTCCAAAATGGTAGCTCTGCTTCATTTGAAGCAAGGTTCTACGGGCTACTATGGTGGTATTGTCCTGTTGAAGGGACATTGGGCTGTTTGCCCAGCGCACTATTTTCATATGGTAAATAGGAAAGAGTCTCTACGTGTTGAGTTGTTTCTCAGTGGAATGACGAAATCATTTGAATGTGTGCTACAACCAAAAGACATTTTTGTTTCGGAGGGTGCAACAAAGCCTCCGTATACTTCTGATATTGCTTTTATCAGGTTCCCCAAACAGGTTCCCGAGTTTAGAAATAATGTCCATCATTTAGTTGATGAGACAAAGTTAGGAGTTTTGGATTTGTCGGATTGTTATGTTCAAGGAATGAATAAGAATCTTGAAATGGAAAGAGTGAAGGTTACTCCAAAGTTTACTTCGTCTGTTAGTCAAATAACTGGTCCTCTCGATCGTGTTTGGACTGTGGATGGTTTTCAGTATGAAGGTAGATTTGTATCTGGATCTTGTGGAAGTGTGCTTGTCTCAACGGCGAGTATACATGGATTTATTTTAGGATTTCATAGGGGATCTTATGGATTTCCTGGACATAATTGGTATGGTGAGAGTCAGCTTTTGTCGAGACAAATGGTTGAAGAATTTCTTGGTGAGAAATGTGTTGAGATGCCTCAATGTTTAGCGTATCCTTTAGTGGAAGTTTATCCTAAAGTTGTACCAGTGGATACTGCT